AAATGTCCCCAGTAGCACTGCCGTCTCTGATTTCAAATGTAACTGCTGTAGAAGCTTTTTGGGCAACAACAAAACCTTTAAGGCGTGTGCGCCCAACGTAATAAGAACCCGCCGCACTTAAATGCGCACTTTTAACGTCTGTCTGCATCATAATCAATCTCCTATAAAACAGGGGCCAAAGCCCCCGAGACTAATTACTGCTGGGTGACTGATGGATTAGCTGAACCGTCGCTATCACGGACAATGTATCGGCAAATTACAGTTGCGGCTCCACCGCTAGCTGTACCAGCACAAGCATAAGTAACCGTAACGATTGCATCAGTTGAACCTACGTTTTGGTAAGTAGCAATGCTTGCATCCGTGAGGGTAAAAGTTGCGCGTCCAACAGACAAAGGCGTAGTGGTCGCGCCACCCACAGTACCCAAGGTTGTAGAACCAATTTTTACAGTAATAGTATTACCAGTAGTGCCAGCATAGGCAGTAGTGATATTAACTAAGAAGTCAACGATCATTGCGCCAGCAGGTAGAACAAATAACGTGGTAGCGGTGGTATCGCTAACAGTTGTTGCACCTGTTTGAGCAACCATTGTTGCGCCCATATTGCGGATAGTGCCAACAGTTGTGCCAGTGGTGTTTTTAACAGTGCCGAGCAGCCAAGGGCCGAGATGCGTTGCAAATCCCATGATAAATATTCCTTACATACAAGTTAGGTACATTGATCGGTATGTCGTCTGCCGGGACAGTTCAATGCACCGGAAATCCCGGATTAGCTGCAATATACACTATTTTTAGGCCTTGTCAACATGCCCTACAAAGACCCAAAAGTTTTAAAAGAAAAACACAAAGCGTACTCTGCCAAGTACTATGAAGACAACAAAGAAGCGGAAAAAGCCCGTATTAACGATAGACGCACTAAAAAACGAAAAGAGTGGAAGGACTACAAAGCCAGTCTGTCCTGCTCCAAATGTGGTTTTAGCCACCCGGCTTGCATAGATTTTCACCACCCACCGGGAACCAAGGAACATTCTGTCAACGACTTAGCCCAAAATGGGCAGTTCAAACTAGCGTACAAAGAAGCCGCAAAGTGTGTAGTTTTGTGTTCTAACTGCCACCGCATACACCACCATGACGAGAGGCAAAAGAAAAAGGAGGCCAAACTTGGCCTCCCCCCAGTACCCAATTTGGGTACGATCCTACCCGATTAAGCAGCAACTTCTTCTTCGTCTTCGTCTTCCTCAACTTCTTCGCACTCATACCAGTCGTCAGACTCTTCGTCGTAGAAGTACCAAACGTCATTCTCTTCGTCCAGCCAGTAAGCTACGCCATCGGCGTCATACTCATACACTTCGTCAGCAAACTCGTCAGCAAACTCGTCTTCAACTTCAATACCAAAATAGCTAAGGAAGTCAAAGAAATCAACTTTAGCAATAAATGTAACGTCCATGATAAACCCCTATAAAAATGATGCAGCACGGCGCTGCAAACACATCTTAAGTAGCATTTATGACAGTTTTTGGATACAAATGGACATAAAAAAGGCCCCCGAAGGGGCCTTTCCAGCAGGGTAAACCCTAGCTTAGGTCGAACCGGGCGAACCGAACATACCTAGCGGATCAGACCAGCCGAAGCTGTAACGCTCACGAGCCTTGTAACGGACATTGCCGGTATCAAAGTCACCGTCCATGCTGTTAGTCAGCGCAGTACGCTCGAAATGCTTCATGCCGTTAGGAACGTCGGTGGTCAAATACCAGCCGTTTGTGTCGGTCAAGAAGTGATTAACGCAGTAGCCTTCAGGAATCGAACCATTGTTCTTCAATGCGTTGATATCGTTGTCGGTAGTGCCAACACGCAGGCTGGTTTCCAACAGACGGGTAGCAACGAACATCAGCGCAGGTGGGATAACCAACTTCTTAGGCTTAGCTGCGATTAACAGACCACGCTCGTCTGTCCAAGCTGCGATCTGGATAACTGCGTTTTCCAACGAAGTCTCATTCAGGTCAGCACTGGTAGACGGACGATTGCTGTTGGTCCCACCGTTAACAAGCGGGTGAGCAGTGCTAAACAACGAAACGCCATCACCGCCGGTATAAGCAGAGGTGAAGCCGTTGTTAAGAACCGATGCAGCCTTAACTTGCTTGGTGTACGCCATAGCACGGGCCAAAGCTTTGGTATAACGAGCCGACAGGGAGTCGTACAAGTTATCTTCCACAGCCTCTTCCGTGATGGAGAAGCCAAGTGCAATGGTCTCGTGGTTGTACCGAGCGGTGAACGCTTCCTGCGCATTGTCATAAGCAATGGCAGAGCCCTCGTTCTTCACTGGTGCAGCACTGAAGCCGGACAGCTTGGTTTCTTCTTCAAAGCTACGCTCCGATTTCTCGGTGTCGTAGATTTCCTTGTGCTCTTCGCCGTAGCGTGAGTACTCCAGACCAAACAAAGCATTCAGTCCGGGGAGCAACTCTTTAAGCAGTTGTGCGCGTGAAATAGCCATTTTGAGTTACTCCTTATTAAGCTACGGCGAGACCGGCGTAGTAGGCATGTTGGCCGAAGTTAATTTTAACCAGCAGCTCCGAATATTGTGTAAACACAATGGTTGAGCTAGCGGGGATTTCGCTACCAGCAGACGAGCTGAGGATAGTTTGGTTGATGGTTATGGACGTTGCACCAGCAGCGGCTGCTGTGGTAACAAACGAACCCGTTGGCACATTCTGACCGTTAGAAGCGACAAAAGACACGTCAGTACCTGCCACAATTGCGCTTGGCAGGCCAGAGCCCGTTAGCGTAATGGTAGTGGTGCTAGACGAACCAATAGCCGACACCGAAGCCGCAGTCTCACGAACCACATCAAGGACGCGGACGGGGAAGGTTGCGGTAGTTGCAGGAGTAGCAGTCACACCGGCAATGGCGTTAGCCGAGTTACCTGTGTTGGTGTTACCAGTGTTGTTAAGCATCTGCAAGTTTTGACCGATAAGGGCCATGCTGCCCGAACCAACAACCGTAGTGCCAGAGCACACAACGCCTTTAAACACCGTGTCAGGATCGTCTGCAACGATAGCTACCGCATCACCAGCAGCCAGCGAACCGGGCCAGTATTGCGAAAACGTCTTCTGCTTAGTCACTGGGTTGGTGTAAGAACAACCCAAGAAAATGCCGATTGCGCCAGTAGAATTGGCAGTAACCGATTTACGGTTAATCTGACCGCGAGTCAAGCTAACATAATCACCATAAAAAATGGCGGTCGTGTAGTCATAAGGGATAGAGTATTCGCGGGTAGAACCTGCAAATACCTGTCCACCGATCAAGTTGATCGGCTTTAGGCCGTAGGGGGCCGATACCGTGGGGTAAGCCATTTAAGGACTCCTATTTATTTAATACCATTTCCAAATCCGCCGCGTGATACTGAAGACTTGCGGTCTGCAAATAACGGCATGCGGGGGTCATTTTGTCGCAAAAAGCTATTGTCCACCGAGTCCATTTGGTTTTGCGCCTGACCATTAAAATAATCAGCCATAGCTTCTGCTTTTTCGGTAGAAATCTTGCAAAGCATGAGCCCACCAATTTCAACATTACCTGACTTTTCATTACCAAGAATCATAAGCTCTGGATGGTCTTCTGCCTTTACCGGCTCATACCCGTCACGCAGTTTGCGTGACACGTTTGGGCGCATTACTTCTGCATTGCCGTATACAGCAGTCGCTACCCAGCGAAACGTGTATCCCGGTTCAGGAGTAGGGTCGGGCAAAGAACTCGACGGTTTATAAACATAGCGAACAGATTTATCGCGTGTCGTCAGATCACGATTTGTACGGTTTTCAGCCATTTTGATTCTCCAATTTTGCTACTTGAACAGCATACTGCTGCGGGGTTAAACCGAATTTCTTTGCTAACGCAACTTGCGTACTTGTTAGCCGAACTTTACCTCCACTCGTAGAACGAGATGCGGAAGCAACCACGGTAGTAGGTCGTCTGGAACCCTCACCGGACGTAGGCCTGTCTTTTGCGCCCTTGAATAAACTAGGGAACGTGGACTGTAAGCGATCATCAATTTGATCGAAGTATTGCTCAGAG